TATCTTCTACTAATACGCCTTTGTCTTCATTAGGCATAAAGTACATTGGTTGCTTTTTGACAGACCAGTTCAGTTGAGCTGCTTCCATCATTTCGTATGCACTCATATCATTAGATACAGGTACACCTAACCCATGCCAGGGTAGTTCCCCAGCATAAGCCATAGTTTCTACTTGGTGTGACATAATGTCCTCCTTTATTTTAGTTTATTAAAAGCTGCAACAGATGTATCTATAGTATGTTGCAACAACTCTTTATCAAACTGTCGTATCATATTGTTTATTTCTTCAATAGGTACGCTAGTCCAATGTCTGCCAAGCATATGTGATAGTTCATTTCTTTCATCATATGTACATGCTTGGGTTATTTCGTCATGACTTTTCCAATTATATTTACCTTCCCATGTCATCAATCCTCTCCTTTACTGTATTAAGTTTGCTTTCTATGTCATTGATTTTAGTATCTAATTCAGATATATCATCTCGTATAAAATCTAATGTGTTAGTAAATTCTTCTAATATTTTATGTTGACTGTTTAAAGTATCTCGTAGTATTTCCATATTGTGTACTAGATTCTCTAATGCTTTTTCTAAAGTCTGCATAAGTTACCTCATATTTTTTAATTAAACATTTACCACACCAGACAACGCCAAAGTCTATGACATCACCTGGTGCAGTACATTTATGACAACTAGCTCTAGCCACGCTTAATTCTATTTAATGCTAGTTCTAAACTACTAGGTCTAACATATTCTTTATAGACTATATGTTTCTCTAGTATCTCGATAGCCCAAGACCAGTCTACATTCTTTTGTCTATCTTTGATTACTTGTTTAAGTTTGTCTCCAGTTAAATCCATTAATCCACACATTTTATTCTCCTTCATTAGTTTTAGATCTAAGTTTATCAAATTCTATTATTAAGTTACGAATAAATCCAGGATATTTCTCACATAAATCTTCACCATAAGTTTTTTCCCATTCTAATATTATTTCTTTAAGTGTAAAATACATCTTATCCTCCTATGTAGGGTGGTTGATAATCTGACCATATTTCATGCCAAGCTTCAGCTGCTTGTTCTTCAAGCTCTGTCATTGAAATATGTTCAGGTCTTTTAATACTACCATCTTTTTCAGCAGCATTAAATTTTCCCCAGAACTCTTGTATACATTCTGAATCTTTCATCATGTCTGTACAATCATTCCAGAAATTACTTTCTTCTTCCATCATCTTCTGTTTAAATCTTCCCATAGTATCCTCCTAATGTACTGTATCATCTGGTTGTTTAACTTCTTTATATTCTTCAAACTCTTCACCACATTTAAAACTATGTGGATGCGAAGTAGCATACCACATCCATAGTAAGTCTCTTATCTCTTCTTCAGTCTTACCTTTGAATAGTGTATCTTTAAGTATACCAAATGCTAGTGATAATAATGCACCAGTATAAGCAACTAATGATAGCCTAGATTTAGCAGCTACATTTAGTATCTTTTGTTCTTCTTTAACTAAGTCTTTTATTAATATATCGCTTTCTCTCATGTTATCCTCCTTACATGTATTCTTACACCTGGACCATACCAGTTGTTTCTTTGTTTTAATAAAGTTCTTCTAGATAGAGCTTGCTCTAAAGTATAGAGACGACCATCATCTAGTTCTACAGTCTGTCCTATATCAGGATGCAAGTCTTCATAGATTAGTTTAAACATCATTTCTTCTTTTTTCATTTTGTCCTCCTTAAAAACCAAATGTTATTTTAGCGTATACATATGTTAATGTAAAGCATAAAGCACAAAAAGCTACAAAAAATATAGCACCTAATAACATAGATGCTAATGTATCTTCCCAATACTTTTTAGTAGTAAAGTCTTTCATATCTTTCTGTGCCTTTACTAAAATCCTTTGTCGCTTTCTTTCTCGTTTTCTATATCTTTCTAAGTCTTTTAAGTCATAAGTCATATTACTTCTCCTATAATGTTTATGAAGTCTTCTTCGAAGAAGAGAAGACGCAATAAGCGTATTAGTATTAAACTGTTGGTCATCTCTAAAAAAAAAGTAACACCTGACAGAGAGGGAGGACTCCATCAGGTGCTATTCCTATGTTAGACAGGTATATTGTCAACATCAATAGTTTTACTTTCAACCTTTGGTGGTTTACTATCTTTACTATCTTTAAGCTTATCTTTTGGTGTAAAGATACTTTCATAATTGATAAATATCTTACATTGTTTTGCAATAGCCATTAACTGTGGATAATATTCTTTACTACAAGTTAAGGTACACCAATATGCCTGGTCATCTTGTGCTGTCTTTGGATAACCATTACTATCAAACTTAACTAATTTACCATCAGAACCAACTAATGGTGCACTAACTACACATTTGATAACCTCATTACCTTTCTGGTCTAACTGTTGATAAAAGCCACCACCAGCTGGATATTCATGCTTTGGTAATATTTCTAATTCAGCTATCTTCTTATTTGCTTCAGCTAACTGTAACTGAAGTTCTTCTATGTTTATATCTTTTGACATAACATCTCCTATATAAAATTAATGAAAGTCTTCTTCAAGTGAAGAGAAGACTGGAATGTATCAATGTATATCCTATAGATACCTTTGTCAATACCATATGATTTGTAATCATCATATGAAGCTTCTCTTCGTAAGAAGAGAGATAGCGTATATATGACTATATTGTATATAAATTAAAATTAAGGTATCTTTTAACTGCCAGCTGATGACCTAACTAGACTATATCGTCAACGTACCACAAAAAACATAGCAGTATTATTATATATATATACCCCACCCTGACATATAGACCAAAAATAAAAGGTATCTATTTTTTAGTGGGGAGTTACATATAGTATATATAGATATTATAAGTTATTCTTAACTTTTCTTAGATATATCTTATATTTCCTTATGGTTATTACCATATTCTTATATATATATATATATTATATATATACCTGGTGTTTTCTTCCAGAAAGTCCTTGCGAAGTAGAAAAAGATGATGTATAATGAGTGTCAAGGAGTCCTTTATGCAACAAGATATACATGATGATATAAATAATCAAAGCCTATTCAACTCTATTGCACTGAAAACTCATTTGATGAAGAAAATAGATGAAGAGAGCCAAGATGATTTCTTAACTTTCGTACGCTTAATGGCTCCGAAATTAATCTCAGACTGGAAAATGGGTAGACATATTGAAGTTATCTCTGAAAAACTAAGGCAATTAGAATCAGGAGAGATAAAACGTCTAATGGTTTTCTTACCACCACGTTCTTCTAAGTCTGTAATCTGTTCAAAACTGTTTCCTGCATGGTATATTGGTAGAAATCCAGAGCATGAAATCCTAACTGTGTCACATAGTGACCAATTATCTAGTGATTTTGGTAGATCTGTAAGAGATTTAGTAAATACAGAAGATTTTGGTAGAATTTTTGGGGGAGTTACGCTGCGTTCAGACGTAAGAGCTGCAGGAAAGTGGAAAACTACGCATGGAGGAACGTATTATGCAGCAGGTGTAAGGTCTCAGATAGCAGGAAGAGGAGCACATATAGCAATTCTTGATGATGTGATGTCTGAAGAGGACTCATTTTCAGAATCAGGTAGGAAATATGTAAAAGAATGGTACCCAGCTGGACTAAGAACACGTATTATGCCTAATGGTTCTATATTAATTATTAATACAAGATATCATTATGATGATTTATGTGGATGGTTGCTAAAACAACAAGAAGATATTTCTGAATATGGAGTTATTCCTTGGGAGGTTGTAAAAATACCAGCATGGGTAGATGAAACTTCTTCTAAATTACTAGATTTACCTGTTGGTTCTTCTTATTTTCCAGAATGGAAGCCAGATGAAGTATTAAAAGTAGATGAAGAAGAAATAAAAGCTTCTAATGGTAGTAGATATTGGGAATCTTTGTATATGCAGAACCCAACACCAGAAGAAGGTGGATTAATAAAAAAGAATTGGATACAATGGTGGGAATATGACGAACCTCCTGCTTGTGATTTTATAATACAAACATATGATACTGCATTTTCTACGAGAACAACAGCAGACTTTAGTGTAATACAGACATGGGGGATTTTTTGTTCTTATGACC